CGTCTTTTCTGATTGTTCTTCCGTCGGTACACTGTATGTCATTGTATGTGGCCCAACCGGAAAAGTCATAACTTTCTGCCATTTTGACTAACTCCTTTACTCAACTTGCTCTTCGTTCTCCTCGGTCGGAACAGCAGCACTTGGCTCTGCTCCTTCTTTCTCGTTCAGATTCTTGTTCCTAAGTTCATCCGCTTTAGGATCCTTAGAAGGCTTAAAGCCAACTATCTGACGAACCTCGTTCGAAGATAGAATCTCATTACGTGTAAATTTATCGGCTATGTCTGCCATTTGACCAACCGGTACCAGACGGAAAGGATCTTTAAAGAATACGATCGACTGCTGACGAGTTCTCGCATTGTTCGTGAGGAACTTCCGTTTCATCTCATCAGTAATTGCCGAAATTATTGGCTCTAAAGTTCTATTCTGGTAGTTCAGCATAGTCGCTTCGTCTGCTGTTCCGTCAAAAACACTTGGTGGCATTCCTAACTGGCTGTAAAGCATACTCGTCAGGTATTCTATCTGCTTAAGCAAGTTATTCTCAACAGAACGATTCAACTGCGTTATGCGTTCCGTACCGTCTATGTAACCAATTCCATACTTAGAACCGGATAGCTGCATTTCTAAATCTGCTCTACGCTTTTCGGCCTGTTCCTGTCTGGTCTTACCCTTAATTGTATAAGGGAGCTGAATGATCAGATCGAGTTTGCCTGAACTGGACTGCTCATCTACGGCATCCAGCAAATAAAGCTTGCGAATAAGCCGCTGAGCGGTTGAGTTTCGCTCATTCATTATCGCGTAAAACGGATTTGTAATTATCGCACAGATCTTCTTTGGAAAGACTAAGTCTTCCTTGTTACCCGTCTTCTCGTTGTACAACCGAACCTTAATATGTTGCGGGTACCACTCCAGTATTTTGCCAACTCGCATCGACTGGATGTCATAAGACGCCGAAATTGTCGGGTTGAAAGTCGCGTCAGTTGGAACCACGGCAACGTCTCCCTCATCCAGCATAGAAAACACTATGTCCTGAATAAAAGCTCGATGCGTCTGGTCTATGTTCGCCGATAGCGTAAGGCAACTGTTCAGACCAGAATTGATTGGTTCCTGATAACGGCCGTTCTCGTCAAGCTTAGCGTGCTCGATTGTGATTGCGGCCACATCTACAGAGATCCTCGTATAGATAGCATTAATTATAGAACGCTCGTTTCGAGTCTGCAGTTTGGGACGGTCAGGTTTGTAGCTATTGCCATAGCCTAAGCCCCGGGTAAATGTCGGATCACGTCCCATAAACGCATTCCAACCGTGTTTTAAACGATCAAATAGTCCCATTTTGAATTACTCCTTATCTAAGCGAGGATACAGGTATCTGCTTATTAATTTTGTCTATTCTTCTGCTTACCTTTTGAATGTTGCGCTCCTGCTTTCTTATTTTCTTGAGCGGTTTGTTCTCTTTTTTAGTGATCTTATAGATCTTCTTGTCGATCTTATAAGATTTCTTCATGGCACGTTTCTGTCCAAACTTCGCCTGTTTGCCCATCATGACTCGGTCTCTGCCGAGCTGAGCTTTATAAGCATACTTGGCTTGCTTAGTCTGGAGTTTCACTTTCTTGGCTCCGTATTTTACTACAGCGTCTTTGTATTTAGACGAAGCCTTGTCCAGTTTAGACTGATACTTATCGCGCTTTGAAGAAAGCTTATCCGATTTTCTAGAAAGCTTAGCTGCGCGCTTTTCACCAGCTGGCGTTAGGGAGCCATCGGCGTTTTGGTAACGTCTCCGTCCCCACTTCTGGCCTTTAACACCATGGTGGTAGAATTCTTGATTTGTCATTTTAAACTCCCATTATGAATCCGGATATATCCATCTCTTTTTATAATTTGACATCTTTATCTTCTTAACACCAGCGTTCTTGTTCTTTGCCCATACTTTTTTCATTATGTTGTAACGAACTCCACTGAGCTTCTTGCCGATTTCGTTAAGCTTTTTGTCTTTTACTTCGTTTATGGCGTCAGCTGTTCTTTTTACGGCATTTATCGCCTGAGTAACTTTGCCTTCTCTGAAATGTGACACAGGTATGGTAGGTATGTAGAAATCCACGTTATAAGCATGATGCGGACCCCACACCACTGCATCATCGTCTTCAGATACTTTATACGGTTCTACAGGCATCCCGTACTGATCCGTGTATTCTATTGCCGACAAATTTTCATCAAACAACGGGTCCTCCATATCTTTAAAATAATACGGAGGCATTCCCTCAACATTGGGATCTTGAAAATTCTCATATGCTTCTGTTTTGCAAAGCATGTCAGGTCGATTGTATAAATCCCAAAAATATTGTCCATAACCCGGAGAATTGGGAGATGGCGGCGGATTCATTTTCATAATATTGAGCATTTGCTCTTTATTGTATCGCTGATAACCGACGTCTTTGTGAACTGTGACTTTAGAACGCCTTAATGCTTCTAAACTAGCACCCACTTCCTTGGCTCGCCGCTGCTCTTTCGTTAACTTATGACGTCCTCTTCTATGAACGCCTTCGCCGTTATTGATTACGTATTTTCTTCGAGCTTTTGGCCGATCATGAGTCACACCCCACTTCTGGCCTTTGACGCCGTGGTGGTAGAATTCTTGGTTTGACATGTTTTTCGCCTTTTTGAATCAAGTATGCCTATACATATTCACCGTAATGCGCTTTTTCTTTAGATTCTTTGTAGCTTGTCTATAACTATTTCTTTCGGTTTTGTAGGTGTCTTTAGCTGATCTCACGGCATTACTGTATTTTTCATTTATGTCTTTTCTGGCCTTGTATTGATCAGCATGTGTGCGTTTGTCTGACCTCTTATAAGCTCTAACGACAGCTCTACTTCCGGTAAGGCTAGCAATCGCCACGCCCTTTTTAAGACGGTGCTCCAAATAATCAGATCCCGTCTCAACCTCTTTTTTTCGAACGTCTCTTAACGCTTTTGCTCGTTCAGATTTCGCCAATCCTATGTTAAAATATTTATCAGACTTTTCGGAACTAAGCGCATGACCACTACTCCAAGCTTTATCCGATTTATTAAAATATCTGTTTGCCTTTTTATCATCTCTAGCATACTGTTTATCAATTTTAGCATTAAGCTTCGCCGCTCTCTTCTTCCCAGCAGGAGTTAGAGAACCATCGGTATTTCTATACCGCCTTACACCCCACTTCTGGCCTTTGACGCCGTGGTGGTAGAATTCTTGATTCACTGCCATTTTGAACTCCTCACTCAAACATATCGGCGTTGACTTTGTAAGCGACAAAGGCATCGAGCATCGCTGATACATTATCTATCTTCTGGTCGTTACGCCGCTTCAATAATTTACGGTTTCCGTTAGTGTCCTCGAGAGTAATGCTGTTCCCCATAGTAAAGGTCATGATCTCTTCGTCGAACAGCAGCATTCGCTCTTCGGACAGCTTCTTCAATTCGCCAAGCGGTACGGATTCGGTACGAGCGCCCTGAATTACTTTCTCGACGCCCAGTTCGCCATACTCCCGCATCCACTGCTCCACAAACCATTTAGCATTGTATGGATCATACCCAAAGCAATACGGCTCGTAGTTGTTGGCTTCTATGAATTTCCCTAAATCGTCGTATACGTCCTCCATCGACAGAATACTTCCATCAAAAACAGAAAGACTTCCCTCGTTAAGGAAGTCTTCATACTTGAGCCGCATGGCTATAGGGAGTTTGTTAAATGTTAAACTAGTAATGTAACTTCTGGCCTTTACGCCAAAACAACCGTTGGATAACGGGAATAGGAAAGTAAACGCACAGAAGTCGTCGCCCCTCGACAAGTCGGCGCCAACCGCACATGGCATGCCAAAGAAATCCTGCCGACGGTGTTTAAGGGTTTCTTCGTATGTGAAGAAATATGTGTAGCCTTCCGTCGGTATTCCAAATCTTTTGGCAAGCGTATCGTTCCTTGTACTGGGCGCTTTCTCTGCTCTCTCAACCTCCAGCTGATAAGTCTCATATGAAACCGTCTTGCCAAGATTGGGATTTGCTTTAACCCACATGTCCGGGTTTGCT